CGGGTCTGACCGCCATAAACTCGTTAATATTAAAAGCCCGCTGATTTTTGCCGCGATGGATATTCGCCAGCAGACACGAAGTAATCGCCTGCCGAATATCCGCTCGCTCTTCGCCGAATGGTTCTATCTGGTAATACACCATCCACTCAGAAAGTTCCCTGCTGTCAATACGGGCCAAAAGCTCTCTTTTTGTGCAGCCCAGAGCCAGTGCTAATCTGAAATAGAATCTTCGCTCGGGCCGCTGCCGGAGTTTTTTGCTAATTCCTCGACGTCTTTTTCGCCGATAGCGTTCAGTTTTTGAGTGATTCCAAATATGCGGTCGAGTGCCGCTGCGGACTTTTTGCCAAGCTGTTCCACATCTTTATCATCAAACAGCCGGTTTCCGCCCTCATCGACAATTGTCAATGCGCATAATCTGGCCCTGATGTTTGACAGATTTCTTTCGCCTTCCTTTTCAAAGAGGCTTTGCTCAAAGGCATCACGTTCGGTTCCGGTCATGGTTCGGATATAAATATCACCGTTCCATTCCGGCACTTTTACGAGTTCGATTTTCAGGTCGTCGGCCTTCAGAATCTGTTCTTTTGTTAACGTTCCCATTGCTGTTTTTCTCCGGTTTTTTTAATTTAAGACTTTTTGAAACCGCTGCCTTTATTAAGCAGTAAACGAAGGCACTCCCGACAGTTTTATTGTAATTGACTGTGTGATTTTGTCATCTTTCGGGATTGCCGTTCCCAGGTTCGAAATAAGACCGCTGCATGCAAATACGGATGCGGCGGTACCCGGGAGAGTGATTGTCCAGTCGCCGACGGTCCCGCCGGCGTAATCGGCCTGCAATGCAGCGGCTACCGTTGAAGTGGTACCGTCATAGTTGACCTCAACGGTAAGCTCACCGGCATCGGCCATACCGGCAATATACTCCTTGAATTTGCCGGTCGAGGCCATCGTTGAAATATCGACCACGTCCCGAGTCTGGCCGGCAATATTTATACTTTGAATATTGCCGACAGTACCCGCAGACTGACTACTTACCAAAGTAGCCGCGTAACCCAATACTCCATCACTCATGTTAAGCTCCTTTCAAAATTCAGCTTGTTGGTTCTTTGAACCAGATTATAAAATCCATTCGTTTTCCGTAACGCATCAGTTCATCGGTCCCCGGCCTTACCTGCGGCATGTCACCTTCATCTTCGAGCAGAATCGCGCTTATCTGCCGCGTATTTACCGTGCCGCTGTACCCATTCAGTTCCTTTCGCACCGCCTCGGCAAGCTGCCGGGCCTGCGCATAATCACCCGACCAGCAGTTTAGCTGAAACCGTGCCCCTACCAGCCCCGATGGCCCGTCCATAACATGGTCCCTCGGCCCTGATATTTGCTGATAGGTGATCGCCGGCATCGCGGCGCCCTGCGGAACGACGTTTGGATATACCCGCGAGGCGATAAGCGATTCGATTGTCGCATCGCCGGTTATGATCGCAAACAGTGCCGTCTCGATAGTCGTATCATCGCTGTCGACTACCTTGATTGTACTTATACCCGATGGCGGCGATTCAATACCGGCAACGGTATCGGTTGCGTAAAGCTCATACCATTTGCCGGCTGTAAGGCCGGTCTGGGCAATATCTCCGCTGCCCGAGCGGCTTTGGCCGGCGGTCCAGGCGGTGGTATATTTGACGCGGTAATAAAGCTGGATGGTTCCGGTACCGGTAACGGAAACGGTGATACCGTCCTGATCACCGTTATCGGCAACCGCCGAAATTACCGGGGCAGCCGGAGTGGTCAGCTCATAGAGCACACCGCCCGTAGCAAGCGCAACCGGATTGTCGGCTAATATTGTCATATCAGTACCACCACTGTCTTTTGCGGAGTCGTTGCCGAAGGCGTCACTTCAAGGATTACCGTTTCGCCATCGTCCGGATCCAGAACCTCGTACGTCCCCGATTCGCCGGATTTGTCCTGCCACTTGCCGGCGGACCAGGCAGCGAATACTTTCATCAGCTTTTCAAAAGTCCAGGTGCCGCCTTCTGTGATGCCGGTATCGGACATAATCGCGTTGGCTCCATTTACAACTAAATTATCTGTTCCCAAAACAAGAGAATTATAGACAACTGCCGGTAATATCATAAAATCTTCCCACACCGGCAATGCCCCTGATTCTGAGATTGTCAGGCGCAAACGACCTACTGTATTTGTGTCCGTTCCGTCCAGCGGCAACGCATAATATCCGTTCTCATCATGTACAAGCGTTCCTGCGGCATTACGCTGGGCAAAATCACCACCATTTTTTGAGAGTCGTATATCCGGTTGAGTTATAGTCAGACCGGTTTCCGCCGTCTTGCCGTCCGTGTCGTCAAGAAACGGCCCGACCGGAATCGTAACCGCCGTGCTTTGTTTCAAAAATACCATTTTAACCTGCTCTCCTACTTTTATAATATTTCATCAATCTTGGCATTACTGCGTTAAAGTACGCTTCATATACCTTGGCAGAATCAACTATCATATAATGCATAAAAGATAGCCGCATTTTTGAAATGACCTTGGCTTGTCCTGAACTACCAGGAATAACATCTTTTTCAATCCAAGTTTTATCAATATATGTCCCGATATAGATTTCGTGATAACCACCTTCGTAATAAACTTCGACTTTTATAAAAGGAAGGGTTGGAAACCAATAGACATAAAATCGAACTCTATCACAAAGTAAGGGTGAAACTGTTAATTCGACGGGGGAGTCATAAACAGGTTCTGATGTTGCAGGCCCTAAGGCATACGTTGAAAGTTCTTCATCATACGCATTTGGAATATTTGACCAACCTGTACCACTGCCGCCTGTAGGACTTTTCCATCCCATAGCTACACTTCCACATCAAATTCGAGTGAATCTTTAAGCTGTTCTTTTACTATCACATCTTTGGTCATCTGTTCTTTAGCCTGTACAGCCACTATCCCGACAGCGGCCTTCACACTTTCAACCGTAAAAGGATAATCAACTACCACTCCGTATGTCGGAAGATGCGGAAATTCCGGGAAAGTAACGTCAATCTGTAAAATATCCTTGTTCGATACATCGCCCTCAGCATCCATCACCTGCCGGACGTAATGATGTATTTGATTATATTGTATTTTAGCTAACATTAGTGCCTCCTCTCGGATACGGCATTATAAGTTGTGTTTCCACTATACATCTCCATTGGCTTCGTTGGCCAAATCGGCATCGAGTGTAAATAACTCTTTTTTGAGTCGCTTTGTCGTTGCCTCTGCTTCGGCTGTGCTGATTTTTTTCTTTTGCAACTTATCGGCTAATAACTCGGCCTCATTCAGGACGCCGAGAAACAGCATATTTATTCGCCGCAATTCGTTACTCATTTTTTTTAACCACAGATTTCACTGTTTTTTTTTGCCACTAAGACACCAAGCCACTAAGTTTTTTGATATATATTTCTTTGTGTCTTTGTGCCTTCGTGGCTAACTTTTTTTCCTACTGTCTACTGACTTCTGTTTTCTGTATTCTGTTTTTACAATGCCATAATAATTTTTGCTAACGCCAAACTGATTCCGCTGCCTGCGATACTGCATCCGATACAAACACCTACGAGAAACCACTTACTGCCCAGTAGTGCCTGGCCGTGCGGGCAGCTTTTTATATGCTCGACAATTACTTCTTTGTTTACAGCAAAGGCCAGCTCTCTTGCGACGAGCTTGACCCACTCTTTATCTTCTTCTGTCATTGTCATTTTTCTTTCCCCACTTGTTCGATACCTTTCCTTAACTCGGCGGCAATTATCTGCTCGGCGTTTTTCTTTTCCGCATCGAACGCCGGCCTCATAAATGGATGCGGCGGCATCTTCGAGGTCCCGAACTCGACAAAAGCACCGTAAAACTCATCGCCCTTAAACCAGCCCTCGCTCGTAGCCACCATAACACCGTATCTGTGCTTTTTTCTTTTGAGAGCCCTTATCTTAAGACTCTTTTTCAAGGCACCCGAAACCACCGGAACCAGGGCCTTGGCCCTGGCCAATATCGGCTTTGCCGCCTTTCGCAGTGCCTGGCGAACCACCTTCCTGCCCAGTTTCGGCTCCATCCCCAGCAGCTTCCGCTCAAGCTCTTTGGCACCGGTGATCGTCATATTCATATTCATCAGCCGACCTCACTGCACATCAAAACAAGTTCCCTGTTTCGTTCATCAGTATCGAGAACCGCTGTAATCTCAAACGTCCTGTCGCCGAAAACAACCCTGCCCTCGACGGTAATATCTGAGTTGTAACGAATCGTGACCCTGTGATTCGTCTCGGCGCTTATCTGTTTGGCATGCTCGAGCTCCCGGCCCTGTAACGGCTCAATCGAGGCCCATACGGTCGCGTAGGTGGTATAGCTTTTCACGGCCTGACCGTAACCATCCTGGTTTTCAGTCAGCCCTTGAAGCTTAACTCGATGTCGTAATTTACCTGCCTGCATTAAAATGTCCTGTCCATAGATAACAGTGATTTGACCGCCATAGGCACTTCTTTGAGTGCAATCTCGCTCATCGCCTCTCTGTGTTCATACAGGTGCGATACTAACAGCTTAATCGCCGCCTTAACACTTTCCGGTACCGTTGCCGCCGTTGCACCGTAGCCGGCCTTATAGATTATCTCGATGCAGTGATGGATGTCTCTGACAGCCGGCCACGACTGGTTATACGCTAATGTTATAAGTCCCGGCTCGCTGGTCGTATCGACGTCGTAATAACTGTCAGAAAGCGTCTGCTGGTCTCCGGCGGTATCGTAATATTTTATTGTAGTTACACTGATAAGCGGCGGCCTCGGCAGGGCAATTGTATTGCTGAACGCATCGAGCCTTGCCGTTATGGACTGTTCGATAAAGGCCCTGTTCTGAAAACCCTCGCACCATTCGCGAGCCACTTTAATCAGCGAAGTAATCAGGTCATCATCGTCCGTGCCGTCGATACGCAGATGAAGTTTGGCCTCTGTTAGTGTTACCGGCTCGATTGTCGGTGCTGTCGATACCTTCCAGTCCATTATTTAACCTTTTTCTTTTTCTTTTTCTTTATTACAACTTTTACGGCAACACCGCGTCCTATCAACAAATCCGCTATCGGTTTGGGCGGGTCTATGATGTCGCCGGCCCCTGATAACTGATATTGTTTTAAGAGTCTGATTTTCATTTCAATAACTCCACTTTCGGTTCACACCAGTCAGGCAGGCCTTTTTTATCCAAATCGGTAACGTGATAATAAATCGGCTTAAAACCATCCTGCAATCTGCCGGGGATGGTTGCCATTAGTTCTAAGTGAGGCAGGCCGATTTTCGGAGCAAGAAACGCCTGCAATCCCGACTCGGCGAAATTGTGCCAGAAATAAATATCTTCATCCTGCCTGCCGTCATGCCAGCTTCCATTAGGGTCTGTTCTTGGAAAAAACCACGGCTTCTTTAATTTTTTAAGTGATTCAACCCTGAAAATCGTCAGCCCGAAATGGCCCGTCGTAATCGGCATCAATTCTTTTTCAAATTCGGCGGTATCAATTTGAGTATAAACTTTTTTGGTCTCATCAATCCGGCCTATTAACGGGAAGTCACATTCGCGTTTGATTTGCAGGGGAACAATCGCATCGGCT